ATTTTGAAAGGCTTTGTAGGCTGCTAATTGTAAAGCTATCCAGCTTTTACCTACTCCACCTTTGTTGTTCTTTACAAGTACGACTCCCATAATCTCCTCCTATTTTTCTTTTGTTTTATTATTTTTTCTTGCAAAATATATTTTGTGATTTTGCAAATTAATTAATTTAGCCCCTTCATATTGCAACTGTAATAAAGGCATTACCTGACCAGAATTTTTATTAACTAATGCAAATGATCCATCTGCTCTCTTTTTTACAATTCCTGTCATAACGACAGAATTGTCTTTTTTTGCAATAATGTAATCATCTGTGTAGATGAATTTTTTACCTTCTTTTATTTCTGTACTTTCCAGCCAGACAACATCGTTAAAATCAAAAGTTAATTCTTCATTTGAATTAATTCCTGTTATCTTCCTGTTTTGGAAATTTATATTTAAAACTCTATAAACTCCACCTGTTAAAATGCTATAAAATTTTCCACGTAATTTCACTGTTCAAACTCCTTTTTGTTATAAAATTCAGGCTCTTTTAAAGTCTTATTTGTTCCAGCTTTTATTAAATAAAGATGACACAGTAATCTACCATAACTGGAACAATATTTATATTTTTCAAAGTCAAGTTTATCTTCATTAGGAAGTACTTTATTGACTTCTTCAAATTCTTTTTGAACTTCACACCACTTTGCAAATGGCATATTAATTTTTATAGATTCACTCATAATCCCCCTTTCAAATACAAAAGTAAATTGTTAATTTTTTTCTTGAATATATTTAGAAATGAATGGAGCAATTAATCTGTAATACATAACTGTGCTATTCTTTTTCAATCCAAGAAAATGATTGATTTTATTATTTTTTAAAATTTCAGTTTCTATCTTTTCTTGTTCTTCTAAGGGAAGTTCCCAAAAAATTTTAAGAAATTTCTCATTTTTTTCACTCTCCTTTTTTTCTTCATTTTTTAATTTTTTCTGTTTAATTTCTCTATTTTCAATCTCTTTAAGATTAACTTCACAGCTTCCTTTAAAGAGATGATTAGAGAAAATACCAGCTATATTTTTTACTCCTGGTTTATTTTTTAAAATATCCAATTGTTCTTGGAAGAGTTTTAAAAGATATTCCAAAGAGTTATTTTTTAATAACTCAATAATTTTAGTTTCATGCTTCTTAGAAAAATCTATTTTATTTTCTTTGAACCACTTTTTAATTGCTTTTAAATCTTCAGAACAGTCATATGATTTATTATGTTCTTTATGATTTAATTCTTTATTTAAGTTATTTATTATATATTCTTTATTGTTGCCGTTTTCAGACAAACTAGTTTGACTATTTTCAGCAATCCAGTTTGCTGATTTTTTACAATCCAGTTTGTCGTTTTCAGACAAACTAGTTTGCTGATTTTGGAAAACTAGATTTTCAATCATTTCATAGTTGATTTTAAAATATCGTTTACAAGGAACTCCTTTATTTTTTTGTTCCAATATTTTTAAATCAATTAATTCTTTGATTATTTTATCTTGCTTATGCCTTCCGATTTCTGTAAGTTCTCCAATTTTTTCTATTGTTTGATAGAACCAACCTTCATTATCTGCTAATCCATCAGATGCTTCTATAAGAATTGTTAGTAAGAAGGCTGATTCTATACCTAGATTTTTAACAATTTTTTTATTCAATGTGTAGTAATTGCTACTCATCAATAACTGTTTAAATGTTTTTTCTTGCATTTATCCAGCTCCTTATATCTAAAGACCAACCTTAGATTGTTCTTAATCTTTCAAGTTCTTTAATAATTCCATCTAAATTTATTTCAGCTTCTCTTTGTGATAATGTATCAAGATACACATCTCTGAAAAAATTTGCTCCTTTTCCCTCTTTCCAACCTTCACTATGTATTCTCAATTCCAAAACATCACAATGTCCACTATAATTAACAAATACTGTATTTTTCTCTCTGCTATTAACTTCAAGCCCTAGTTCCATTATTTTTAATATTTTTTCTTTTATTTCTTTACTTTCTTTACTTAACATTCTGACCCCTCCTTAATCTTCTAAAATACCTTTCAAAGTATGAATTTCCACTCTTTTAATGCTGATATATTTCCATAATTCTTCATCATCAACACCATTATCTAATTTTTCTTGATATTCTTTTAATGCTTCTTTTCTTAATTTATCTAATGCTTTTATTCTTTTTTCTATAAATTCTTGGCTTTTCATTTTTTACCTCCCATTCCTTTGTACAATTTATTTAATTGTTCCATAGCTTCATTAACTTTTGGGTGCTTAGCATCTTTTATTTTTTCTTTTATTTCTTCATACCAATTTTTAGCTATTTTTTTATTTGCATAGTGAATTCTGTCAATGTTCAAAAATTTCATTTGTAATTCACCATTTAATTCCACAAGTACAAATATTATTTTTGTAGTTTCATCTTGAAAATATAGGTTCTTTTCCATTTTCACCACTCCTTAAAATCTTTTTTTAATTTCTTTTACAAATTCTGTATCAACATTCAAAGCACAAGGCTCAATGTTGAACTTTTCAGGAAGAATTGAATACTTAATTTCAATCTCTTTTTGTGCTTTTTCCTTTGAAGTAAAAGCTGAAAGAATTGTTTTATCAGCATTAGTAACAATATAAATTGTTCTAAAGTGATCAGGAACTTTATCTTTTTTCTTAGGCATTTTTTTCACCTACAATTTTGCAAGGATAACCTAACTTTTTAAGTTCTTCTCTAATTTCAAGAAATGTTACATCTCCATACTTTTTAATTAATTCTTGTAGTTCTGATAGTTTCATAATTTTTCCTCCCATTCTTCTGGGAATATAGAAAATATCTTGTAATTTTATAATAATTATGCTATAATCATTTATATCAATAAGGGAGTTAATTATTTATAATTACTTCTTTGAAAGAAAAGAGTACTTTGGTCGGTGGCTCTTTTTTTTATTTTCTCCATAACTTCAAATCATCTTTACACTCATCTAAAAACTTTTTAATTTTCTTCCCCAGCAAATACCAAGTAATCAAATAAAGTATTAAATTTATAAAAAAACAAATAGTTATAAAGAAACAAATAAGTAAAAAATTTTTAATCATTACACTTCCTTATTTTTAATTTTCTATATTCCTCCTAAAATTTAAAAAATCTTTTTATTAATTTACACAATTTTTAATTGCTATAAGCTAATAATAATCTATTTTAAATTGTTTGTCAAGTGAAAAAATTGTTTTAAGCAATTTTTAAAATTTTAAAAAGGTTGTAAAATTGCTTTTAATAGTATATAATCGTATCAAAAGCAATTAAAAATTTAAAAAGGAGGTTTTATTATGATAAAATTTAAAATTCATATTTTAATGGCTGAAAAAAGAATGACACAAAAAGATGTCATGGAAGCCACTGGAATAACTACTACTGTTATGAATAAATATTATTATGGAACAATAGTTAGAATCCCTACTCTTCATATTGACAAATTATGCAAATTATTCAATTGCCAACCAAATGATTTATTTGAGTACGTTCCAGATAGTGAAAATAGTACTCAAGAATAATTTAATCTTTCAATAGCACAGCCCACAAGCATTGAATGCTTGGGGAAGCAGTTTTGAGCCATGCTATTCAAAGATTGTTTTTTATTTAAGGAGTTGATATTATGTTTATTAGTGAAGATGGCAGAACTTATAATTTAAAATCTGCTATTTGTAAAAAAGGGCATTTACAAACATCTACATTACCCCCTGAAAAAAAATGTCCAATTGATTTTTGTCAAGAATGTGGTTCACCAATAATTGATTGCTGTCCTCATTGTAATTCTATGATTATAGGAGGAGTTGCAAAAGAAAAATATATATTAAGCAATTTACTCACTGGTGAGAGAGATAGAAGAGTTACTTTATATAAAAAAGACTATGTCCCTAACTATTGTTCTCATTGTGGTAAACCATATCCATGGGTAGAAAATTTTTTAAAAGAATATAAAGAAATTCTTGAATTTCAATTAGAGGAAAGTGAAAAAGATTTTCAAAATAAAATTTATATTGCAACAGAAGAATTTATAAAAAATAATTGTGATATAAAATCCTTTGCTGCACAAAAATTAAAAATTTATTTTATGAAAATCAATGCACTATCAAGAGAAATCTTTGTAAATTCCCTAGTTTCATTTGGGACAGATACTATTAAAGATTTCTTTTTATAGATTCCATTTCTTCATTTATAATTCTTGCTAATTTTTGTCCTATAAAGAATAGAAAAATAAGATAAAATAAAAAATTTACAATTATTGAAATAACAATAATAGCTAAAAATAATAATAAAAATATTTCCATTTAAAATCTCCTTCCTATAAATTTTTTCTTTCAGACTATGTTTTATAATAATGGTTCGTAAAACTTACGAGCCTTTTATACTTTCAAGTCTTTTAATGTGCCTTCAGAAATATTTAAGATATTTTCAACTTGTTTTAAAACTTCTCTATTTTTCTTTTTTATGTGATGCCACATCAATTGTCTGGACATATTAAGTTCATTTGCAAGTTGATTAATTTTTATATTTTTTTCAATACATTTTATTTTTATAAATTTCTCTATATCCAAATTATCCATAGATACCTCCTTTCATTTATATTTACAATCGTAAATACTTACTAAGGT